AGGTGGTATTTCGAAGGGGCATCCCCTCGCGTGGGGTATTTCGATCGCCGGCCAGCCGGCCGCGGCCGGCGAGCTGGTGACGACGACAGCGACCGACCGACCGACCGACTGCGACCAGTGACGCGACACGCGGACCGTCACGAGCACCACCGGCCGCGGTCCGGTTTCGCGTTTCCCAAATGTCCACTCGGCAATAACTCCCGCCGATTGCCCGCGGTTTCGCGGTCTCTCGTTTTTTTTTGTTGGAGTACTTGACACCTATTTGCCGATCGGCATATACTGTGGGCGTCACGAGGAGAGGCCGACGATGAACACGAACGAACACAAAGCCGCCGCAGCCGCCGCAGGACTCGAATGGGCGGACGTGCTCGCAGCGTACCGCGAGACCCGGGCGATCGAAGCCGCGGAGCTGGAGCGGATCGGCGAGTTTCGCCGCGGGGCTTTCTCCGCCAGTTGTGGAGACGAGCACGGCGGCCACTGGAAGGCCCGCAACCGGGCCGCGTTCTCCGGTGGAGACGCCACCTACGTTCGCGGCCTGGACGTGTCCGCCGCGGACCGTGGCATGTCCGCCGATGAGCTGTTCGCGGAGCTGGCGGAGTCGGCCCCCACAATGCGACCGGCGGACGACGTGATGTCGGAGACCATCGCCCGGCTGGCGGAGCTGGCCGCGGACAACGGGGCCGCGGAGACGTTCATCGGATTGGTCGAAGGGGCCGCGATCGCGGACGTGACGGAGCAATGGCTGCGGCAGCTGGTGAAGTCTGGCCGCGTCCGCGGCCACAAGTCCGGCCGCAACTGGCGGGTGTCGCTCGCCGATTGCCAATGGTTCGCCCGGCATCCGACCGCCGGCCGGCCGCGGACTCGTGAGGCCCTTGCACCTGCCCCCTTTTGACTTCTATTTGCCGATCGGCTATAACTGCACAACCCGATCGGGCCGGCGGGAAAACCGGCCCACAACCCTTGAACGGAGAATCTCAAATGAGCGTCGCGAACCTTGAAGTGTCGAACCTCGCATCCTTCGCCGCCGCCGCCGTGCGGCTCGGCCTTGGCCAGCTGGCCGACGTGGCCGACCTGCTCGCAGTCGTGGCCGCCGCGAACGCGGCCGCGCTTGCGGAACAGTACGGCGACACGGTGGAGCCGATAACCAAAACCGAAATCGCGTCCGCCGCGCTCGAAATCATCGCGGAGCGTGCCGACGATCACGGCTGGCCGCCGCTGGTCTACAACTGCGCCACGAACGACGGCCGGCAGTATCTCGCCGACGACGTCGCCGAGACGGTCCGCGGCCTTGAAGAAATGGCCAGCCGCCACCGCGACGCCGAGGAGCGCCGCATGGCCCGTGCGGAGGCGGACGCGGTGGCGTACGACGACGTGCCGCAGCTGCGGACGATGAGCCGCGACGCGCTCGCCACGGCAATGAGCGACGCGGGCGCCGACCGCGTGATCGTTGCGAAGTTTCGGGTCGATGAGTCGGACAGCCAGAGCGACTACTATGGCCACCGCACCGCCCGCGAGGTCGTGATCGGCTTGGGCCGCGGGAAGCGCGAGTCGTTCGCCCAGCTGCGGAAAGCCGCGGCCGCGTTCAAGCCCACGGCCGACTACGGGCCGGGCCTTGGCCGCTGGTACGTCAAGCCGGTCACGAGCACCGACTACACCGACGACCGCGGCGAACGGGTCTACGCTGGCACCGTGTCCGGCTGGCACCGCGACCTGGTCGCCGGGCCGCTGCCGACGCGGGCCGCTGCCGAAGCCCACGCGGCCGCGAACCCGCTGCAGCCCCTGCACACGGCACACGGGCCGGTCGTGCCGCTGGAGTGGCACATCCGCGATGAGTCGATCGAGCACCGCGAAAACTACAGTATGGGCGGCGGCAACTATCTCGGTGACAGCCGATACGGCGGCTGGACCGTCAGCAGCTCTGCCTACCTGCCGGAGTCGGCCGAAGTGTTTTCGACCGCCGCCTACGGCGGCAAGCCGAAGCGCTGAGCACGGCCGCCCCCACGCCGGCCCCGGCATCCGCCGCGGCCGGCCAGGGGGATGCCGGGCGCGTCGCCCGACAACCCACAACCAACCCGGAGACCTGCACCCATGATCGCCCGCCCCGAGATCGACCACGCCGCCTATCAGACTCGGTGCCGCCGCATGTCGGAGGCCGAGCTGCTCTACACGATCGCCGATTGCCGCGAGTCCCTCGCGGCCTTCCCGGACTGCGACAAAGCCGGCCACTACCAGGACGAGATCCACTACGCCGCCGCGGAGCTGGCCCGCCGCCGCCGCGGCGGGAAGCGCCAGCGGCCGAGCACGGACGACATCGCCGCCGCCGCGGCCCGGGCCGCGTGGGATCTCGCGGAGCACCTGGACTGAAAAACTTTTCTTGACCCCTTGACTCCTATTTGCCGATTGGATATAACACCACCACCACGGCCACGACGGCCACAACCACCGGAGACCCGAGACCATGACCACGACCGCCACCCAAGCCCGTAACCGCTGCCACTACGCCGAACGGCTCGCCGCTGCCCTTGGCGACGGCTCCCGGTGGGAGTATCGGGGCGACTGCTGTGAACTCCCCCGGGCCGTGGGCCGCTGCTCGTGCGGCCACCACGGGCTGCGCTACCTGTTCACGCTCCACAACATCGACAACGGCCGGACCGCGATCGTGGGGAGCGTGTGCGTGTTCACCTATGCCAGCATCACGCCGGCCACCCTGGACGCGATCCGGGCCGACGCCGATCGGCTGGAAGCCGCCGCCGCCGATCGTGCCCGGGCCGCTCGTGAAGCCGCCCGGCAAGACGCGGTCGCCGCCGCGGTCGCGGAGTGGTCCGCCGTGGAGTATGCCGTGGATGTCGCCGTCCAGAACTGGCGAGACGCCCACCCTTGGCAGCGGTTCGAGCCGTACCAGGTCTACCGCCGCCCGGGGGCCGCCGCCCGGCTCGCCGATCGTCAGCCCGTCCACCAGTGCATCCGCGTGCCGCAGCTCAAAACCGCCGCCGGCATCCTTGCCCGCGTCCGGAAAGAAACCGCCCGTGCCCGCCACGTCCTCGACGAGGTCCGCGGCTACCAGTGACGCCCGGCCGTCCCGGCCACCGCCGCTCCACGGGGGACGGCGGGAACCGGGCCGGCTGGCACACCGCCACCCGACAACCCACCGCCACAACCAGGAGCACAACCAATGACACGCCGCACCATCGCCGCCACCGTCCGCGGGATCGAGTTTCGGATCCGGGCCGACTGGGATAACCCGGGCTGCCCGGTGGAGATTGAATCCGAAGACGGATTCGGCTGGGACGACACGGGGGACACGGTCGGAGACTGGACGCCCGCCGACCTGGACGCCCCGCGGCTGGACGGCCGCGGATTCAGCAGCACCGCCGCCGCGGCGGCTATAGCCGGGGTCGTCCAGTCGTTTTTCGACCACCCCCGGTGGATGTCCCTGTCGGACCGCGACGTGATCGCCGCCGCCACGGTGGAAGACTGACGGACAACCCATGCACAACCAACACACCCCCGGGCTTGACCGCCGCAGCCGCCCGGCAATAATGCACCCATGGCCAAGATCGACCCGAAAGCGTACGTCTCGATTCAGACCGGAGCCCGGCTTGCCGGGGTCTCGCGCTACTATCTCCGCGAGCTCGTCAAGAAGGGGCCGGGGGCCGGGGGCATCGCCGGGATCGAGATCGACGGCTATTTCTTTGCCCTCCGCACCGCGTGCGAGAAATGGACGCGCGACCCGGTCGGCCGCGGCCGGCCCCGGATCCACAAGGCCGACGGCCGAGCCTGACCCCACAACCAAAAAAACTTTCCTCACCACTTGACACGTATTTGCCGATCGAATATAACTAGACCAACGCGGGACGAAACCCGCGGCCACAACCAGGAGAACCGAGACCATGACCATCACTCACGCCGCCCGCGAGCTCGAAGGTATCCGCAACAACCGGCACAGCACCGCCGCGGAGCTGATCGCCCGCGTGGACGAGATCGGCCGATGGGCCGCCACTCAGAAGAATGGCCGGGGCATCAGCCAGATTCTCGCCGAAGCCCACGACCTGCACGCCCGGCTGACCGGCGGCCCGCGGGGCGGCCGGACAACCATCGTGATCGCCTGACCGACAACCACCCCGCCGGCACTTCGCCGGCGGGGATATTCCACTTTCCGGAAAATGGAAAACCAGGAGAACCGAGACCATGATCCCGTCCACCCACAACCAGCTATGCCGCAGCCTCAACGCCCGCGGCGTTCTTCCCAGACCGTTCCGTGCCACGCCGCTGATCTGCAGCACTGACGCCAAATGGCAGGTCGTCGTCGCCCAGGTCGTGCCGCCCGATCGAGTGTGGTCCGCCATGACCGCCAAGGATCTGCCGGACCGGACAGCCGCAGCCAACGCAGCGGTCGATCGGCTCGCCGGCGATCGCTGGACCGTCACCCACAACCAAGCCGGATCCGTGCTCACGATGAAGGAGCCCGCCGCATGACCCCCATCTCCGCCCGCGCCGCCGCCGGCTGCCGGTTCGTCCGCGTCGCCCGCCGGGCGAAACGCCCGCTCGGCACCGGCTGGCAGCACCGTGGCACAACCAGCCCCGAAGACGTGGCCCGGTGGCTCGCCGCCGGGGACAACGTGGGGCTCCTGCTCGGACCCGGGTCCGGGGTCGTGGACGTCGAATACGACGACCCCGCCGGCCGGGAGCAGCTGGCCGCGTTCGGCGTGCTCGACCTGCCCACCCCGACCTGGCGGTCGGCCCGGGGAGAGCACCGGCTTTTTCGTTGGGAACCCTGGATGCCGGAGTCGGCGGTCGTGAAGTTTGACTCGATCGAAATACGGCTCGGCGGGCGGGCCGCCCAGTCCGTGCTGCCGCCGTCACGGCACCCGGACGGTGTGGCGTACGAATGGACAACCAGCCCGGCGGACGTTGACGTAGCATCGTTTCCGGCTCAACTCTTGGCACAGGAGGCTATGGCATGGGGCAGGTAGACATAGTCGATGAACTGATGGCGACACACCGCAACTGGACGAGCGGAGAGCAAGGTTGCCGTGACTGCGGCACATCCGAGCCCTGCGTGTCGCAGCGTGCTGCGGCCGAGATCATCCGGCTCCGCAATATGCTGACGCCCCCGTGGCTTGCACCGAAACCATCGACCGCGTGGGCGTGGGGACACGCCGTCGATTACCAACTGCGGACGCAAGAGGGATTCCCGGCCAGAGAAATCCCGTGCTACGGATCGCCGAGAACTCCGCCGCCGGAGACGACGAAAACATGATCGCTACAAAATGGTCCGCCATCGTCCGCTCGCTCGTGCTCGTGCGAATCGGCCAAGAGCTTGGCACAGACTCACAACTGGCCCGGGCGATCCACGACGCCATCGACGCCGTGCTGGCGATCGTCAGCCAGTGACCGCGACATCGCCACCAGGATCGACCGCCACGCCGGGCTCGGCCACCAGAGATCGAGCAGGATCATGCCGGTGGCCGTGACCGTGCCGCCCAGCACGAGATCCCATAGCGGCCCCGACCCGTGCCGGGCTTCCCACTGCTCGCGGACCTGCGACCGCATCAAGGTCATGGCATGGGTGACCGCGATCGAGTGGCGGCCCCCGGCCACCACGGCATCCTCCAGGTGGGCGTGCGGCCAATGCCGGAGCACCAGCCGGCTCAGGGCATCGACCCGCCACGCATGGGCGTACGTGACCCGCGTGCCCAGCCGGTAGCGTACGTGTGCCTGCAGCTGGACGATCGCGTCGTTCACGGGACAACCCTCACCGGGGCGGGCAGGTGCCCGACGAGCACGTCCCCGATCGAACCGTGCCGGGCTTCGCCCGCTCCGCCACGCACCGCGAGCAGGTGCAGTCGCACCGGGCCTCGATGCGGCCATCCGGCCGCCACAACCCACGCACGCAGGTGGCCGAGCACTTACACGCGGCCGGCCCCGGCGGGGCCGGGGGCAGGGGCCGGGCCTCCATCTGCTCGATGATCGACGCGCGGGCCACCGCCACGGCCGCAGCCGCCCGGGCCGGCTCGGTGGCGATCCGCTCGTGGTCGGCCGACAGCCAGACCAGCATCGAAATAACCCACCGCCACGCGATGCTCACGGCTTCACCTCATCGAGTTTGCGCCAGACGAACATGCACGCGACCGCCCCGAGCACCGACAGCACGATCCCGGCCGGCCGGTAGTGGTCGCCGCTCACGAGCGAACCGGCCAAACCACCGGCCACCGATCCGATCACGCCAATGGCGATCGTCTGCCACTTGGCGTGCGGCTTCGCAGGTGGCCAGAGCCACTCCGCGACGGAGCCGGCGATCCATCCGAACACAACCCAAACGACAAGTTGCAGCATCACCATCCCTCCGCGTGGCAGATCATGGTCCGGTCGTCACAGTGTGCGGCGGCGTATTGCTGCTCGACCGGCCGCGGGGCCGGCTCGGCGAACACGGTCACCCACAACCCGAGTTTCGCCAGCCGGGAGACCAGCTTGAGAAACGGCCGCTGGGGCCGGGGGTTGAAAGGGTTGACGGGGTCGAAGCCCGGGACCGAAGCGGCCAAATAACCGGCCACGAGACACGCGAGACACGAGAGCACGATGGCACGCTTGGTCATGGGGTCACCTACAGGGCGAGCGAGTGGTTGATGGCCGGCACCGTGGCGGCGTCGGTCGGGGCCGGGGCCGGCTGCAGCCAGCCGGCGTGGTCGAGGTCGCGGTACTTGAAGCCGTTCACGCTGCCGATCACGAAGGAATCGCCCTGTGCCAAAATCGCTTCTGCGTCCTGGCGGGTGATCCAGAAGCTCCCGTCCGGCTGATCGAGCGGGTGCTTGCCCCCGCCCACGTAGGAGCCCCAGCTGTTCATCAGCAGGACGCCGTCGCGGGGATTCTTCATCGGGGTGGCGGAGCCCGGGCCGTTGTTCTTGGCGTACTTCGCCGCCACCGCGACCATGCAGTGATTCCAGTTGCCGGCCCGTCGGCAGAACCCATCGGCATCGCGGTCGCCGGACGCGAACCCGACGTTCGAGCACACCGGGACGCACATGCCCGACTCAAGGGCCGCGACCAGGGAGTCCCAGTCTTCGCACAGGGCGACCGCCGTGGCGGTGTGCTGGTTGGCCAGCACCGCGAGCGGCTTCGGCACGCCCGAGTTGCCCCACGCCCGGGAGCGGTCGATCGAGTACGCCGAGAGATCGACTTCGCCGTACTTCTGCCGGTACAGGATCCCGCCCACGGTGGTGTCGCGGCACCGGCCGGACACCCAGCGGGCCGCGGCCCCGCCGTAGGAGCCGTCCGAATACCCGGCCGTGACCACCGGCGGCATCCGCCCCGCGGTCCGCGAGCCGCCGTAGATCGGCTCGGTCGCCACCAGCAGCGGGCACTCCGCCAGCCCGCCCGCGACGTGGTCAACGCACTGGCCAACGTAGGAGCCCATCGCCCAGCCAAACGACACGCACGACCCGTGCGGCCCCTGGTTCCACGGCCCGAATGGCTTGCCGTACTTCTGCCGGTGGCAGCGGTCAGCGAACCGATAGAGGTACGCGTCGTGGCCCTTGGCCCCGGCGATCACCTCGGCCCCGGCCTGGCGAAACATCGGCTGGTCGAGCTCGCGGAGAAACTCCCGCGTGCCCTCCGGGTCCGGCAGGTAACCGTAGTTCGTCTCGACCCTGTCCGCGAGCCGCGACACGTAGCGGGACACGAGCGTGCCCAGCACCGCCGCGAACACGACGAACGCGATCGCCGACCAGGTCCACTCACTACTTCGACGCATCGGTAGCCGCCCTCCCCACGTCGCGGTACGCCGCCACCCACGCCGATCGCTGCTCGGCACTCAGCGGGCCGCCGTCCGTGCCGACAGCCCCTTCGAGAAACTTGGCGATCGCGTCCCGGGCTGCCGGCTGCCGGTCCCCGATCGAAATACCCCGGCAGCGAAACTCGCGGACCCGCCGCCGCAGCTCATCGACAGCCACCCCGGTGGCCAGATAGCCCTCCGGCTGGCCCGACGAAAACTGGATCTCGTCCGCGATCTCGTCGCACATGGCCCCCACCAAGACGGCGTCCTCGGACGCCGTGGGGCCGGCGAACAACCCCCGCAGCGACAGCGGGCCGGGGTCGGGGGCCGGCGACGGGCCGGGGGCCGGGCCGGGGCCGGGGGCAAACCCATACGCGATCGCCGCCGCCACCAGGGCGATGCCGGCGTAGTGGCGGGGCGTGAGCGTGGGGGCCACGGCCCGAGCCCGCTCGACGAGCGGGGCAAGGTGCGGCCAACCAAACGCCACGGCCGCGGCGGCGATCAGAGCGAGAGCGATCATCGGACCCTCACGAGCGGGAGAAGTTGTTCGATGGCACCGCTGGCGAGGGCCAGCACCAGGAGCCGGACCGGGCCGCGGGCGAGCCCCCACACCGGCCAGAGCACGAGCGGGATGCAGTTGTCGGCGGCCACGTCGAACAGCCGGCCAACCCCCGCGAGCACGGCGGCTTTCTTCTGGTCGCCGGTCATGCTCGCGACCTCGTCGTACATGGCCATGGCGATCTTCAAGAACGCCACCAGCAGCTCGCCGAACTCCGCCCACGTCAGCCCGTCCGCCGCGGCTTTGCGGGCGTCCGACAGGTAGAGCTCGACGCGGCTGAAGTCAGCGGTCATGGTCAGTCCGCGTAAGAGCCGAGACCGATCGCGGTGAAGTCCACGCCGTACGTGCCGGTCGGGCCGTTCTGAAACGTCCACGCCCCGGTGGCCGTCGAGATCCCGGTGAGGTAGTCCACCAGGTGCAGCTGGCCGCCGACGCGGACCGCCACGCCCGTGGCCCCCGTGGTGCCGGTCGGTGCGGAGAACAGCACCCAACCACCCGTCGGGCCGGTGGGCACCGAGACCAGCATCTCGCGGATGTTGGTGAACACGGCTTTGCCCGCGAACCCGAACGACGACACCGGGGCGGCGTTCACGTTGATCGTGGACGACCCCACGCCCGTGATCGTGAGCGCGGCGGTGAACGCCACGGTGGCCTGGCCGGGGCCGGTGCCGTTCGTGATCGCCCGGGCCGACGACCGCTGCGCCGACATCGACACCTGCGGCTGGGCGTCCGCGTCCGACAGCGACCACGAGATCCGGGTGTTGCCGGCGACCGAGAGGGAGTTGGCCATCAGCGGGTCTCTCCTAGAGCGTGGAGTCGTTTGGCCTCGGCGAGCGTGACGCCGAGTTGAAGGGCGAGCATTTCGTAGAACGTGAGCGGCTTGGGTTGCCCGGGCCGGCGGCTGGTGATCGAGCCGATCCCAACCCGCCGCGACGGCTGGTAGTGAACGTGGTGCCCTGCTTCGCTCGACGATGCGAGCGGCTCACGGCCGCGAGCGGTCTGGCGAAATAGGGAGTCCATGGTCTCTATTCACCATTGTACGGGTGTTCAGGTACGCCACGGGCGCGCAGAAAATCCGCCCATGCCGCTTGAACCGATGCCCGGAGTTGGTCGATGGTGCCGCCGTTCTGGATCTCCACGTCGCAGCAGTCGCGGCCGATCATCCGATCGCTGACATGCGGGCAGTCGGCCGGCTCATCGCCGGGCCGGCTCACCCACCACACCTCCCCGCCACGCTCGCGGATCGCGGAGACTTCGTTGGGGAACCGCGTGCCGCAGATGGCGAAGACGTTGGCCCCGGTCTGGTCCGCGAGCATGTCGATCCGCTGCATGGTCAGCCGAACCCACAGGTCCGGGTGGATCAGGTCGCGGCCCCACTCCGTGCCGAGCGTGCGGAGACAGTGCCGCACCGTGGTCTCGGCCCCCGGCATCGCCCCCTCTTTCTGGACCCGGCCCCGC